TATTTGATGCATGGCAAATCTTAGATCCATTAACAATAGAACCAAGAGATTTTCTCTATCGTGACTATACGAGATATTATTGTAGTTTGCTTGTAAGTCCAGGCGGTATTGGTAAATCAAGTCTTTCTATTGTCGATGCTATTGCTATGGCATCTAATAAAAATTTATTAGGCGCAGTTCCAAAACAAAAATTAAAAGTTGTTTATTATAATTCTGAAGATCCACTACAAGAAATTCAGCGCAGGGTTTTAGGTTGCTTACAGCACTTTAATATAGATCAGTCTGAGATCCAGAATTATCTGTTTCTAGCGTCAGGAAGAGATCAGGACTTGGTACTAAGTCAAGGTATTGATAATGCCATCAATGAGCAAAATTTTGACCTTATAGAGCGTTTTTGTGTTGAGAATAATATTGATGTTTTAATACTCGATCCTCTTGTCAATATGTTGGGTAGTGCGTCTGAAAACGATAATTCGCTGATGGGTAGCATTACAAAAAGATTATCAATGCTTTCTGAAAAATGTTCGATAGCCACAGTTATTGTCCATCATACAAGAAAAACAAATCAGCGTGAAATGTCAGTGGAAGATTCCAGAGGCGGTATTCAGCTTGTTAGTGGCTGTCGTTCTGCGTCTTTCTTACAAAAGATGGATGATGATTTTGCGACCAAACATAATCTAGAGGCGCATCGTTATTTTAGCATTAATAATGGAAAGGCAAATCTAAAACCATTAGCGAAACAATCTTGGTTCGAAAAGATTTCTGTAGATCTCATAAATGGTGATCAAGTTGCAGTCGTTGTTCCTTATGAACTTCCTGATGCCTTCGCTGGGGTGACAAAGCAAATGGCAAGAGAAGTTCAAATACGATGCACAGAGGCTGACCCACCATATTATCATCATTATCATGCAAAAAATTATGTAGGAAAAGTCATTGCTGAAGTTCTTGGTTTAAAACTTTCCAGCAAATCCGACAAAGCAAAAATATCTGAAATTTTAAAAATATGGATTCAGAATGATGTGCTTTGTGTAGAAGATGAAATTGATAAAAGACAAGGAAGAGAAATTAAAGCAGTTCGTGCTGGCTCTGTAAATCCGATGGTGGTGACATGAGTACAGTAGCCACAGGAACTAAAGTATTACTTTTTGCCTTGCTTGAATTTAACAGTTTTGAAAACTGCAATAAAGCAAAAGAGATACTTGCTCCACTTGGGCATCATAATTTAATTTATGAATGCCAATGGCATAATCACAGTGATGTATTTTATTTTACACATTCTGAAAGGCACGTATTTTTTTCAACAGTACCTCTGCCTAGACCTGACAATTTGACAAAAAAAAGTGGCATTGAGAGGTAAGTAATGCCACTTGAGGGAGATTGGAGAAAAATATATGTTCTACAGGCAATAAAATTTTATAATTTTTTATTCATAAAATAAAATAAATTATCTTCACCTAGTCATTTGTGTGGCTGATGCTAACCCCCCTACTTGTGCTATTTTATCCGAAATACTTTCTAATGCTCTGGCTAATAAATCAGGATCAGCACTAAGGCTTAACATTTTCTGCGCTAAATCTGGATCTCTTTGCGTCAAAAAATCTGCAATTTGAGATAATTCAGTATCACTTAAATTAGTTTTACCTTTTAATGTTTGTGAAAATGTTCTTGCCATTTCTATCGGATTACCACTTATTACAGCACCAACTGCATCTGCGCCTTGCTTTAATCCACTTTTAATTTTGTTACCACCTTGTGTCAGTATTGCTGTTTGTGAGCCTACTCTAGGATTTATATCTTTAGCTAATAAATTTGATTTATCAGCAAGTTTTAAACTTTTAAGTAATGATTCACCATATTCATCATCAGCAATTATATTTCTTAATATTTTATGAATTTTATGATTTGGATCATTTATTTGGCTAATTAAAGTTGACTTTTTTCTTGTGTCTAAAGTCCTATTTAATCCATTAACAATACCCATTTTAAACATTCTGATAGCCTCTTTATTACCATCCTCAAGTAAAGTTTCATAAAAATCTTCTACCTCATCACTAGATTTATTTAAGGCTCTACTTCCAAAATCTAATGCCTCTTTAGACGCATAGTTTTGTGAGGCTGTAGACCTTGCAATTTTTAATTCAGGACTAAATTCATCTAACAAATTTTGTAAATCTTTTTTTAAATTTTTAATAACCTGACCCCTTCTGTTGCGACCAGAATTAAAAACTTCATCAGCTTGATCCTGCAAAGATCGTAATATGTATTCAGACTCTTCTAGAGTTGGAAGTCTATTTGTGTAAGAAACTTCGCCTTCTTTTGATATATTAAAAAATGGTTTAATCTTTGGGTTCTCTAATACAATATCATCAAATGCCTTTTTCCCAAGCCCCCTTGGAATAATTTCATTTTTAATAAAATCTGCAATGTCATTAGAGGCAAATTTTACATTTTCGAATATAGGAGTATATAAAAGATCCTCTTCCTCTCGCATCTTTTGTAATTCAGTCTTTTTCTGTTTAATAATATTTTTATCAGTGTTTGGAGCTAAAGTTGTTTTTAAATCATCAATAGATTTATCACTTCTATTTGTTGCTCTCTCTCTTAATACTCTGTTAACTCGCATTCTTAATCCTGAATCCTCATTAACTAATTGTCTAAGATATAATCCTAATGTTTCATTTCCTTCGGCTGGCATTTCTCCATTAGCTATTCTAGCAATAATTGTATCTATATTTTCATTTGGATCTGCTTGTTGAGCCTTTTCAACCATTGTGCTTAATACTTTTTCAGCCTCAAGTGACATTTTATTGCCAAATCTTCTTTTGATGCCTTCAATAACAGGCGCACCAAGTACACCTAACCCCTTAAAAATAGCACCCCCAGCTAAAGATGAAAGCGCACCAGTATAGCCTCCTTCAAAACCAGATTGCAAAGTTTCTGGATTATATCCTTTATCACCTTCTTGTGCGCCAATTTTTGTTGCTGAACCAACTAAAGCACCACCCCCTGCTAAATTAAGACCTTTTTGAAGTATATTAGATCCAGCTTTTAATATTCTTGTTTGAGGTATCATTGCAGTTCCAACAGCGGTTGTCGTTCCACCAGCTATTTTTCCTGTCATTGTAGTATTTGGAAACTTTTCTTCATACGATTTAAGGCTTTCCCTTATTTTATTTCTTTCATCAATATATCTATCTCTAAATACTTTATTAAATGGATTTAAAAGAAATCCAGATTTAAGCCCTGCAAGAAGTTCATCTCCAAATTCAGCAAAAAGACCTTGACCAAATCCTCTAGTAAAAGCACCAGTTCGACTCATATTCATAAATTTGTTATAACTATTTTCAGCCATTACTGTGATCCTTCCATTGCTCTTTTTCTTTCTTCATCACTAGAAAACTTCCACCATTGTTCCCATTCCATTTTTAAATATTCTTTATAATTATCAGAAGTTTTATCAAGATTTGGATATATTTTTTCAAATTCAGCAAGGAATTTTTCCTTTTCGGATTGATCAATACTGTCTAAATTAGGCACATTTCCTTGGTTAATATCTTTACTTGTATTTGGTTTTGGTCTTTCTATACCCATTTCTATATTTGGATTTCCTACATAAATATCCTCAAGTTTTAATCCAGCTTTCTTAGCTAATCTTTCATAATTTAGTATAGATTTTTGTGCATCTTGTGCTTTTGTATTGTACATTTGACTAGCAAGATTTGCTATTTCTCTTCTCATTACAGGAGATAATCTTCCAGTTTGCCCTGTAACATCTAACATAGACTCTAGGGCTTGTTTAAATGCTGGAAACATTGACCCTGCATTTTGTACGGCTCTTACTTCACCTTCTCTAGCTACAGACCCTGGGTCTACAATTTTGGCAAATGCAACAGCTAAAGCATAATCTGAAACAGCACCAGGGTTTTCATATAGAGTTTGAATTGTGTCATACCCACCTTTAACTAATCTAAATAATTCTAAATCAGTTCTCATGTCATCTCTAAGAGTGTTGGCAATACCAAATTGTTCTTTTGTCAAACCACCAAAAGCACCTTTACTTGCTCTAGCCTCTGCAAGTTGCTGTTGCTCCAATCCAATCGATTGTGCCAACCCTGAATCTGGTCTTGTAGACATTGAATTTAAGATTAGCATCAAATCATTAGTGAGCATTCTTCTATCCATACCTCTGGCTGGATTTGTAAACACATCCATTAAACCACCAGATAGACTTCTTCTTTTTGAAGTTTGTGGCTGATCTTTCAAACCATAAAAATTAGGACTTAATGATGCTAATTGTTGTGCAAACTTAATTCGCTCTGCCATACTTGAATTAAATATGCTTTCCTGTTCTGGAGTAATTTCACCTTCATAACCGCCTGGTCTTGATCTAAAAATAGCCCTCTCTAATGCTTTTGTAATATCAGGTAAGGTTTGTAGAGATCCAGCATTCATTTGATTAATTATACTTCCAAATCTTTGACCTGATAATGAATCGTAATATGGACTGCCAGGATTTAATTCCTGCCTTAAAAAATCAAGCTGTGTCTGAAAAGGGTCAAAGTCAGACATTCCTTCAATAAATTTATCGTAATTATCTTTTCTAACATTTAATAATTGTGAAATACCAAATGCTCCAGATTCAGGATTAACAGCCTCTGGATTTAAATTAGATTCAGCCCTTAAATTACCTACCAACCCAGATGCTAATTTAAGTTTCTGATCTGATGATAGTTGATCAAAATTATAATTAGGAAATTGCTGTCGTAAGAAAAAATTTACGGCTCTTAATTCTTCACTTGTTGGTTGATATGCCATTTTTATTACTCCTAATAAGGCATCATTGCAGATGCAGGATTGGAATATTTATAAATTGCTAATGGTATTTTTAGATAATCCATTAACCCTGGTTGATATTGTTCAGTTGTAATACCCTGCGCTGGAATAATACCCAAAGACGCAAGAAGATTTTGAAAACCTTGTTGTCCTTGTGTCGTAAATCCAGTGAATTGCTGTCTGGCTCTGTCAGCTAATTGTTGTGCAATCATGCGTTCTCTTTCGGCACGCTGGTACGCTGTGTTGTCCATAGTATTTGCCATACCAAAACCAAGATTGCTTAGATTTGCCAATGCGCCAGCACCAGCTAATTGATTTTGCGCTGTTTGAAATCCTAGTTGGTTTGCCCTGTTAAATTGATTTACAGCTTGCTGAAAGTTTGCCTGATTTAAATTTGCGCTGAGATCACCAGCTTGTTTGGCAAATGCTTGATTAGTTAGGCTATCTGCAACACCATGCCTTGAACCACCATATGCGCCAGCTTGCATGGCTCTAGCTTGACCAGCATTAATAGCTTTAGTTCGAGCATCTTCTAAATTAGCCATGCTACGATCCAACACATTTTGCGTGAAAGGGTTCATAAACGGCTGTATAGCCTCATTAGAAAACTGGGTAGGCTGATAAGCCATAGCATTGTTTATGCCTGTCTGCGCCCCTTGCAGTCCTGTTGTGACTTGATTGTATATGTTATTTCCTGCTCCAGCCATGATCTGCTCCTAATCTCTATTCATATTGTATGAATTATTGCTACCACCAAAAATTTCTTTAAGTGGATCAACATATCCATAAGGGTCATCATCTTCTAAAAAAGTTCTTAATCTTCCTGAAGTATCAGCAATCTTTGATGCCTCAATTTGCCTTGCATAATCTTCCATACTTTCATAGCCTGGCTGAGATGTTTCAGGCACAATAGGCATTCCTGTAACTGGGTTCATCATTCCTGCATTATTCATTGCTGGTTGCATTACATCCATTGTTTGTGGCGTAGTTGTTTCAGCCGTAAGACCTTCGATCCTTCTAAAAATATCAGGATACTCTTCCTTAAACCTATTCATTGTGTCTTGATACATATCAAAAGATCTAAACCCACGCAGACCACCTTGCTCAACAGCCTCTGGCAAAACGCTTTGCATAGGGTTCATCCCAAATGCTGATAGACCTAAATTAAGATTATCATTTATACCTTTTGCTTGGGCTACAACATCAACACCCATGTAAGGTGAATAAGGAATATTCATATCCTTAGATTTTTGAATAGCCTCCATAATTTCTTTCTTTTGCCATTCAGGAATTTCCTGACGCTGTGTTGTTGTTCCACCTTTTCCACCGCTCATTTTATATCTCCTTATACAATGTAGTGTGGGCGTGTTCCCACCCATGTTTCTTTAATGCTCTCGACCATCCAACTCTTCCTGACATAGTTAATTCTTTGCAACCTAATTTTTTTGCAAAAGCAATAACAGAGGTATGCATATCGGTAAGCTGATCCATATCACCACCACCCAGAAAAACATGGAAAACTTTCTTTTTGGGGTATTGCAGGACTTCTGTGACGATGCATCCTTTTTCCCCTTCCCAGAGTTGGTATTGTCCATCTCTGATGCCATTAAGAATATCAAGTAGGTCATGTGTTCCATGAGAGTACGCTAATGCATCTTCTATCCATTTTGTTACCTTCTCTACTTCCATGTTATATTGCCGTTGCCGTTAAAGTTCCTGAATTACTAACAGTTATTTGATATCTTGTGCCATTTGGTGAAGATAAAATTAATCTTTCATTTCCTGAAATTTCAACATCCTGTTGTTTTTTTCGATTAAGTAAATCTTCAGCCTCAATTTCTCTGTTTCTTTCTATTTCAAAAATTAAATCATATTCTTGTGGCGGTGCTTGTAATATCATCTTTTAGATCCTGCTTTTGCATTTAGTCGTATTGTTCCTACTCTCCAATCAGTCGCAGTGACAGGGTTATCTACAATCCTCATTTTGGCTTGCCTTCCTGTAAATCGTACATCTGTTGGATTTGAAAAACTTACAATCCCATGATCAGTTTCTGCACCATTCGGATAAAGTTTAGTTTTGAATCTACCAGTAACTGAGCCTTGTGTTTTTTCATCAGGAATAATTTGATTTACGTGCATTAATTGATCACCATTCCCTAATTGAAATGGTGCAGTTTCAGCAAATGGAATAAAACTATTTCTATCAAATCCTACTTCATGTTCCACAATTTGGTGGGGCAATACAGAAAATGTACCTTTGTTTTGAGTTCCAAGTAATTCTGATGTATTAGCCCCATTGGTATGATTGCCACCACTAGAAGTATGAAAAGTAAGCCATCCTCTTCCTGGTCTTAATGTGTCCAATCTTCCTTGTGGTGTGACTTTTATAAATTTTGTGAATGACCCAGAACCACCAATTTGTATTCTGCCACTCAAACTTTCTGTGATAACACCAGTATTTATATCGTCAAACGCACCACCCAAACTAAATTCAAACTGTGCTATCGATCCTGAACTTGTTGAACTAAAATTAATTTGCGTAATTTTTGTCCATTGGAATCCATCAAGTCTTGTGGTTGTCGTGATTGGTGCAACCATTTGGAAAGACGCAGTTTGCGATGCTCCATTTTCATCTAACCCCACAAGTTGAATTGTTACTGTTACGGCAGATCCAGATGGATAACGATAGAAAAAATATTCAGCACTTGGTAAGGTAAAAGTTTCGTATAAAGTACCAGACCCTGAATATTGGACTAATTCACCATAATTACTAATACCAGTATTTATGCTACTTGCGGTATCTAAAAAATTAATTGGCGGTGCATTTGCAGAAATACTAGGATTTGCATATATTGTCGTATTAATTCTGTTTCTTTGCCTAATTAGATTTCCTACATCCGCACACGTTAAATCCTTTGCAGGACTTGAAGATGTTGTTGGGGTTTGTCCATTAAACTCAACTTCAATAAAAAGACTATCTCCTTCTCTTATGGCTAATGAATAACTACTATCGTTTAATTTACTGGTGGCTTTTATTGGATATTCAAATACACCACGATCTACACCTGATGTTCTTCCAATTTGTCCAAAATACCAAGTATTATCCTTATAATTCCATGTGACGTATTCGTTGTTTTCATTGCTGTTAAGACCAGGAAAATACCAAGTTACTTCATCAAATTTAGAATTTGAAACAGCGCATATTTTAGATTGTTGTGTAGTTGTTAATCTTTCAGTCAGGTAATCCTGCACTTCGCATTTAAGTTCCTGCACCCTTCCCCCAGCAAAGATAAAGAAACCATTGTCACCCCACCATACAATACCAGCATCGATAGACGCAGAGGATAATGCTCCATATGCACCACAATTTTCTCCTACTCTTTGTATCGAATGCACAAAAGGCAATCCAATAAATCTTGTGGCGTGTGCATCTGTATTTGTGACTATTAAAATTCCACCTCTAATTTTTTCTGCTAATACAAATTCACCAGATGTTTGCAAGTCTAGATTACCAGCCTGATTAGTTGCAGATGAAGTCCAAGTATTTATATTTTCTTGATCACTCCATTTGACTTGTCTGCTAGTAAAACAAAATAAAAATCTTTCATCTGAAACAATGCACCCAGTATTATTTGGTGTGTAAGGTGATGCGCTAACTCCTGTAATTTCTTGAGCCACATTAGAGGTACTTAAATTCCAAAAATATACCCTGCCATCATCTCTTGAACAAAAGACTAATTGTTCTCCAAATGTAGAAAAGTGAATTGCTGTGGCTGGTAATAAAGTTGAACTTGTCGATAAAGGCTGGCTACCCCACTGCCCTACATTGTAGAAGGAACTTCCATACCCTGTCATACCTGATGCATCAATTCTACCAGTAGTAAAACCAGAGGGAGTAATGTCGTACAAATCACCAGAAGGAAATAAAACAAATATATTTTTAAAATTGCCGAAAGCAAGGTATCTTGATCCATTGTTACCTTTCCACGAATGCATACCACGAATAGGCGCATCAAAGGCTTTTTCTGTTCTAGTTCTCCAGCCACCAATAGGTTTTAATGTTTGATCATGCCATCGACATAAATTTGAGTCATGCCATCTACCAGTGGCATCTAATTCTGTGCCATTTCTAAAAACTCCTGGTGGAAATTTAAGAGGTATTAATGGCATTATTTCATCACCTTTAAACGCATTTTCCATCTTCCAGCGGTTGTTGTAACTGTATTACCCACAACACCACTTGCTTTAGACGCAATTTGAAAAGTTCCTAATGATGGGAAAACTCCTTTGACGTTTGTTGTGTCACCACTTTCGACATACACGCTAGGAGAATGACTGGCATTGGCTACTGTGTCAGTTCCATAAATAGTATCACCAACACTGTATCCATGATCTGCTTGCGTACAAACGATTGCCCACTGTATCATAAATGGACTAGCATTTAATCCATGTGCAAAGGTAAATGTACCACCAGCATTGACTGTCATGTCAGTTGATGTTGCGCCTCGCCTTGAATCAGCGATTACAGTTAGCAAAGTATTGTAATCAGTAGGAACAAATGTAAATTGACCAGTAGAACTGTTATAACTTAAACTGCCACCCTGACTAGCTGACCCTGTCGTAACTGATAGGTCAGTAAGTGCAATACCACTTGATGGGGGCGGTGGCTCTGTCTGATTTGTAAAAGCACTACCATCCCATTTTAAAACTTGCCCTGACTGCACATTTGATATTGTTACATCAGATAGGTCATTTACACTTGCTGTAGTAAATTCAATAGCAGTTGCCCCTGAATTAACTTTAACAAATTTAGACCCAGATGATGTAAAATTATTAGGCGTATCTGTAATTGAACTAGCCACAATTGAAGTTGGAATTGCGTCTGATACTGTTTTAATTTGTGTATCAATAGCTATAACAGTATTGTTCAGCGTAGTACCCCAGACATTTTCTGATCCACCTACAGTCGGATATTCAAAACTGTAATTTGTTGTTATTCCCATTACTATCTCCTATGCTACTCTTCGAAATGGCATTTCATCTGTCCATGTTTCTGTTGGTTTTGTGACGTTTGTCCAAAGTTCTGTAATATCTGTAATATTTTCCCAAAATAAATTTGCTGTTGCATTTAACGCTGATGTTGCATTCATAACACTTGCGCCTTGAGTAATTCGATTTGCGTCAGATGACATAGTGGATTGTGATGCAAAATTTGAATCGACAACTAATGTTGCTACTGCACTTGATGTCATTCCACTTGTGGCAACAATTATTTGCTGAACAAAAGGTTGAACTAACCTTATTCTTGTCGATGATGCTGACATTGAAGAAGTCGCAACAATTGGTGATGCAATTTGTTCAATTTGCCCCACATCAGCCGTTACTACAGAAGTAGCTGTCATAGATGCT